TAGTTTGATTTGAGCTGATATTTTTGGGTCTAAATTTGACATCACCAAACAAAACAGACCAAGCACCCGCACCAGTTCCATTGGCCTTTTTAATCCACTTCACCGCTCCATTTTTAGCCGTGGTATCAGTATAAATTGTACCGATGTCAGCGTTTAGAGCGTATGGAAAGCCTTGGCCTTTTAGTTCTGTACTACTACTTCCAGAATTGTTAGCCGAAATTTTTCGTTTTAGCTCTTCGAACTCATTCTTATTAACGAGTTGGCTTGTGTCCACTACTGGCAATTTTGACTTCGTGATAAAAGGATCGCCACCGTTTTGCAATTTGGTGTCAATAAGAGCATCCAAACCAAGTTCAAGGTGTTTCTCTTTGATATTGGTCGTCATTTGCGCTTGCAACGTAGAATATGTTGGAAAGAGTTCATAAGCCTTGGACTGTGACAATAAAGACGCTTGTTGGCCTTCGATGTTCCCGATATCACGACCGATAAGTTTAATTGCTTCTTTTAATTTGTCCATTTACGCCTCCTTTAGAGACTATTTTTGGCGCTATTGTAGATTTGTACAAAGTCAGTAGTTTCAAGATCAGTGAATTTCTGTCCGAGTTCCGTCATTTTTGAGACGATAGCCCCATCAGAGCTACTGCCAGCAGAGATTTTTTCGGCAATCTCTTTGAGTGTATCTAAATCTTCTGGTACTCCCTCACCCAAGATGGCTGTTTTAACGCCTTGAATAGCAGTATTAAGCTGTTCTTGCGTGATGCCTCCAGCTCCAATTTCTGACTTTTCTGCCTTGTTAGCAAGTTGAGTCTTGATATCTTTGATATCAGTACCAACTGCTTGAGCAAATGATGTTAATTTTTCTGTGTTTAAAGTCATGTTACGTCCTTTCAAATTTTAGCCAGATTGTAAAGAGTGGTTAAATCTGGCATTTCTTCAGTCTGTGGCCCGCTTGGATGCTCTGAAATATACTTGTCGATTTCTTCTTTGACATCGTTTTTTACAAGTTTTAAGATTTCCTCACTTGTAAATTCATCTGCTGAGCGTGTGATCTCCAAGCGGGTTGAACGGTCACTTGGGAAAATATAACCACCACAGACAATCTCAATCAGATATGTGCCTACTGGTAGAACTTTTTCAAGTTTAAAACTCACTTTCGATTTCTCAACAAGTCCTTCAAGTGTGAGCTTGCCTTTCGAATTGTAAATTCTGACAGTGGCACTTTTCCCATTTAACTCATTGACAGGTTTGCACCGTTCGTCCAGCAACTCATAACCAAACAGAGAAGCAGAATCGCCTTGTTTGACGATTGCTCCTCCTTCAAATTGTTGTAAATTTGTGGAATTTAATAAAGGCATTAAATCCTCCTTGTTTTAAGAGAACGACCCGAAATCTGTGATACGTTGACCATTCTCTGATTGACCGACCGCCACATAGCGACGGTTTCCGGATGCACCGATGTAAGTGATCCAAATGTATCCGTCATTATCTAGCCAGCCGTCATAATTGATTTCTTGTCCAGCGGTATAGACTGCTACAATTTCACCAGCTAATCCAGCAGAAGACCGTACATTAAGCGCTGATACTTCGACTGTAAATGTTCCTGTCTCTGGGTTGAATCCATTAGAATCGACTGTGAGAGGCTCAGCTGGAGCGATAGGTGTTACTTCTGCTGCTTGATCATCCACAGGGAAGTAGAACCAACCTACAATGCCGTCAAAATTGCGTGTATTGTAGCGTGCTGGCCCACCGACATACAAGCTATCGGCGTTACCGTCAATATTTTGCTCAATGGTACGCATGGTATAGCCGTCTGAATCCTCGATGACTAACCCTGTGTGTCCGTATGAATGCCCTGCAATGTAAGTTGTGTCCTGTACAAATGCTGCACCAGCACGAGGGGCAGATGATACATCGCCTACGACATTGTAGACAACCTCATATCCAGCATCTCTAGCCGAGTTAAGCAAATCAATTGCATTGCCCCAAAGAGTTCGGCCAAAAAATGTAATGGATAAATCGTTTACTTCGTCAACGCATTGGGTTCCGTATTTTTTGTCAGCATCAACTCCAATACCAGCATCTGCGAATGCTTTTGTATGATTGATTAAGTCAATCGTTCTTACCATGTTCTTTCTCCTTTAAATCAAAAGCCACCACCCAAAAATAGGCAGTGGCTAGTAAAAAGATTGTTGCTTTAAGAGCAGCCTTCTTAATCATCATTTGGCTCTTCGTACTCGAGCGCTCGTGTACTATCGCTTAGACCTGTTGTTGTAGGGTCGTTGACGACACCGACCAAAACGAAGACTGCAAATAGCACATTGACAAATACCAAGATTTTATCAACAGTTTGGCCGAACTCTAACTTGATGCCAAAGATATCAGCAAAAGCCTGGAAGAGCAAAGCAAGAGCTGGTACAAGAGCCAGCCAAAAGTTTTTGTTTTTCAAACGTACAGTCCAGTTAATTTTCATAGTGTTACCTCTTAATTATTTTTGTTTTGAATTAATGCTTTAAGTTCCTTCATATCCTCGCTCAAGGCTTTGACCTGCTCTGCGAGGATGAGTAGAGACTTATTTTGTTCGTCGTGATTGTCAAGTCGTCTCACTGCTGTCAGACGGAAGTCACGCATGTTTTCGATGTCTTTTTCGATCACGACCATGCGTTTCTCTTGTGCCACGACACTTCCTTTAAAATTTCCATAAATTCCAAGGAGGACACCGACAAATCCAATGATCAGGCTGATGTCCTCTGGTGTAAAGTGAATCATAGATCACGCCCCTTTCTGATTAAAGTACTGGTTGTGGTGTAGCTGTGGCCACTGGTTGAGTTTCCAAATCGTTAGAAGTTTCCTCTTTTGGTTTAGCCCATTTCCAGATGCCGATTTTTCCATTTTGGTAAAGTGATTCCAACTGCTCGAGTGTTTCGCCTTGGTAAGTAAACGGCTCGGTCACTTGGACCATGACGCGCTTGCCTTCGTTGAATTTCTCGGTATGGTTTGGATCTTCGATTGTAAAGATTTCTTGTGGTTGGTAAGTTTTACCAACTTGTCCAAGATCGACCAACTCAAGACCACGTTTAAACACAGTAGGATCAAGTGGATTATCAACATCGGTCACACGAGCCAACACCGACCAATCGGCCACTGACTTGATGTTTTGGATTTGTTGCGTCATCGCTTCGTTCTCCTTGGTCAATTCTTGGATTTTAGCGATAGCGTTATTGTTGGCCTCAACAGACTTGTCAAGCTCTTTCTTGATTGCTACAACTGCGCCAGATGTGTCAAGCTCCATGCGCACGATGTTCAAAACTGCTTCAATAAGTGTTGCATCATCTTCATTTGTACGATTTGTTGGCAAGATTTCTTCAAATACTCGATATGGGAAGTCTTGCTTGATTGCTACCTTGGTAGTGTTAGCTACTGCATCGTATGATTTAAATTGTAATTTGTAATCCATTATTTACTTACCTCGTTTTTATTTTTAATTTCTTCAAAAAGTTCTTGCAATGCATTGTCAGATGCAAGAACTGTGCGATAGGTTTCAACCTCTTGTTCTAGTTGCAAGAATCGTTCCTGCAAGTCAGTGAACCGAGCTTTAAATGCGATTTCGCTGAGTGTCTTGTCACTCAATTGATTGTTGAGTTCAGTAATCATTGCAAGTAAGATGTTTTCGTTCATCATTCCTCCTCTATCAAATATGTGGTCTGCTATAGCCCCAAGCGTCAAGAGACCCTTGTATAACGTTTTTCATAGCATCTGTCATGCCTATTTGCCCTTTAGCGTGCGCCCAAAGTTTCCAAAGTGCTGCGATACTTTCAACTAAATTGATAAATTTGGTAGGCGTGTCATTAGCGCCTCTAGTTTCCCTTGGGATGACAAAAGACCTAGCCCAAATTTCGGAGTTTTTATTCCATACCCCTGGTGTGATAATCTGCGAAACGTTCGAGAAACGCCAACCATCATCGCCTTGCGAATGTTTAAAGTGGATATGGTCTCCAAATTGATAGATGTTATCAAGTGAGTTGTTCGCATTATTATCGATTACAATACCTGCAAAGCTCGGAGAGTTCCAATTCTCTGTCCCGTTCCGATTGCTACCAATAATGGTCTTAGCGTGTTTATGTCCATTTTCGATGCTCGCTTCGTAACGCATAAATTGCGTAGGATAACCATTGTAAATGCGTCTTATCGACGCAGTGTTTTTCATCATATTTAATGAACTGTTATCTAAATCAAAAACCATCGATCCTGTGTTAGATGTTAATCGACCACCTTGGATTTTTTCTGCTGTCACAGCAATTGAATTTAGTTGAGTGATAAATGCCTTCTGTGAAGTCAACTCTCTGATAAATGCTTGATTTGTTACCAATTTGTTAATCATAGCTGAATCCACAAGTAATTTATCAGCAGTGACCGCATTTGAGGCGAGAATCTGAGTAGTGACAGATCCAGATTCAAAATTCCCTGTTTTTAATTTATCGACCATCGCAGACTTGATCACCGCATTGTCGATAAGAGTATCCCCTGAGATATGTGTTAGCTTGCTAACGAATCGAGTAGTCCCGTCAGCTCCTAAGTTGATACCATTGATGATGTCGCCAGCGCTGTTTAGATTGCGTATAGCATACGAACCAGCAAGCTGTGTGACTTGCGTTCGTGTGGCTTCAACTGATTTGTAAGCATCGTCAAATTGGCTAGGCTTGTAAGGGCCAGTGTTCGAACCTCGAACAAGGATAATTTCCTTAATTTCTACCCAACCATTCTTTGTAATATATGCGTAAAACGGAAAATTTCTATGATTTCCAAATTCGAAGTCAGACGACATGTAGAATGTCCCTTGAAATTCTTTCCAGTCGTCAGAAACAGGGCTATTCGACGTCCCGGCTGTTGCTATAAATGCTGCACGATTCGAGATGTGGTTTTTAATAATGACGTTGAAATCATGATCCAGTTTTCCACGTATACGATACTTAAAACCGAGGGAATACGTTTCACCTTTATAGATTTTTCGGACATAAATCGGAAGCGTGAAACCTGACCAGTTATAAGATGTTAACCCTTGGGCCTTGATGGTGAGTACTCCGTCGTTTACAGAAATATCAATACCTTGTCGTGGATTAACAAGTGTATTCTTATCCATTGTCTCTGAGTTAACAATCAAGTTGTTATCGTCCGTGACGTACTTCCCAACCTCGGTCTGGAATATATCGCTAGACATTACCAAACGTGATAGCTTGTCCGGGGCGTCCGTTTCGGATGTACCGATGATGCGCTCGTATAGTCTGTTACTCTCGGTTAGCTTGTTAAACTCAATGGTTTGCCTTTTGATAGCCTGTTCAGCCTTACTTGTTTTATCCTGTAAGTTTGAAAGATCACTATTTGTGCTCCCAACAAAACCGTTGAAAGTTGCTCTAGGTGTAAATTCGGTCTGGATGTTCTGCAAAATCTTGCCATAGATAACATTACCATTATTATCATTCGCAAAAGTCTCTGTCACTTTATGGGCTAAATCAGGGCTATTTAGAACTTGACGCTTGATTTCGTCTGAAAGAGTTGTCATGTCTGGCATCGTACCAGCTTTCTTCAGCGCTTCCTCTGCTTTTCGTCTAACTTCTTCGAGGTCCTTGCTTCCAAACTCTTGGAAGCGTCTCTCAATATCATTAGAGATCAGCTTCTTGACTGCCTCAGCTTGTGCCTTGGCTTGTTCGATACCATCAGTGATTTCTTGTTCAAGTGCGGTCGCTTTCTTCGAGTATTCGGCGTTAGCATTATCAACTAACTTCTGCACCTTCTTCTCGTACTCTTTATCACGGCCACTTAACTTTTCATTAAGTTGCTCATTGACTTTGTTTTCTACGAGGCTTCCAAGTGCACTACCAAAGGACTGGCTCACCTTCCCGAAGCCGATACTGACAAGCTTCTTTCTCATAGGAGCGAAGCGGTATTTCGTAATCTTCTTACGTAGGTCCACATTGTATTGCTCGTGGAGGACACTGACAGTATCAAAGAGGTTCACGGGTTGGTCAGCCTGTCCGATAACATCAATTTCCAGACTTTCTTCAACCATATCACAGAGCGTTTCACGGAAGTAGCGTTTCCCGTACTCTTCCAGCGTTTTCTGATCGACTACATCCTGGTCTTGCACTTCCATGTCCGCTTCATAGATATTCTTATATTTACCAATCAGAGGACTGTCAATTGTAGCTGTGAAGACTTGGTCTTTCTTGTGCTCATCGTGACTTTCAATGACACGTCTAAAATGAATCCTTGTCTTCAATTCCTTGGTAGACGAAGACTCTTGGTAGGGCTTCATGTTCTTCTTGTAGGCAAAGAGTGATTCATTCTCCACCCCTGCTCTCTCAAGCAACCGGATACTGTACTTGTCACGCACAAGATCTCCGCCCCATTGTCCGACAATAGAGTGCTTGTCCTTCACCAGAGCTTCCATCACCGATACATTCTTGAGGTTGATGGTGTGCTTTGAGTTGATGTCAGAAAAGAATGTGAATGGACTCGGTCTCTTAAAGGCCGATACCAAAGCATTCATCACAGTAAAGCCATTCCCTCTGTCAACGCTGATAGTATTGATAGAGTAGCTATTCAGCAAAGTAGCAACCTGATTAGCATATACTGTGATATAGCCATGTTGCTTTTCAACTTCAAAGATGGAGAAATACTGCTCGCCGTGCAAATCGTCCGCAACCAGTAAGACTTCATTTTTCAATTCTGTCCACTTGCTATCTGTTGTTGGGAATTTAAAGGTGAGCTGATAGGTGCTATTCGCTTCTTGGATGATTTCATCATCAAATGCAGCATTCAGAGGGAAGTTATTTTCTAAAAGATAGATCATACTTTATACCTCCAGTTCCCTTGGATTCTCACCTTCGTGATATTCCCACTAAGCACGACACCAGAAATACCAGTAGGAATTTCAAAGAATCCACCTCGAGTCCGAAGAGTATTCTTCAAATTACCATTCTTGTCATAGACATTCTGACGTTTGTGACGGCAGTCGATAGTTGCCTTAGTGTCCAACTTGAGTTGCATGGTTTGCTTACCAATCGTAAGCGTAACATCCCCATTTCCTTCAACCGTGATGACTGGTTCAGAATAGACTGTGCCGGGATTCGTCACAGTCCCATTACTTGTCAACACGATTTCCGTATTGTTTTTCTGATAGCGGAAAGGATGCATCTTGAGTTTGATTTCTAGCGACCAAGCATGGATTCCATTCTGTTTGAAGCTTGAGTCGGCATAGTCTGCATAAAAAATAGAGCCTGGCCGATGCCCAAACTCTACTACATTATTTTGCTGATTGAATTGCTCAAGGATTTTCTGGACTTCTTCTTCCTTTACCACATAGAGGCTGACAGTCTTATCATAGCCATCATACGCACCATCATAGATTGGATAATCGCCGTTGGCCCCATAAATCGTATTATTGTCAAAACGTGGCCGAGCCATTTGCTCCTCACCGTAATCGGTGACATAGCAGTTTGGGATTGATCCAGTGTCAAACCCATTAATAATCATGTTAAACATTAGATTCCCTCCCTTGCCATGATTTTAGAATAACGTTGATAACTATTTTGTGCTAAAACATTGCCATCTAGATAGGTTTCTGACGGCTTCTCAAGGATAGCAGTCAATAACTTTTCTAAACTTGTTCTCAGAAACGCAATCTCAGCAACTACATTTTGACCATCGTACTCATTGCCACCTTTATTGTCAACTAGCACGATTTCCCGATTAGCTCTTTCCATCTCTTTCAGGAATTTAGCGTCCTCTGGAATACCGATACCAGATGCGTACTTAGGAATGCCAAGTTTTTGCATCAAACGTCTGGTCTTATCCGCACGCAAGACCTTGGATCCACGAGGCAGTGGCATGATGACGTCTCGACCTTCTGGGATGAAACTCCGTCCGTCTGGTAGTGTGACCATTTCCCGGTAGACCGCATTGCGCTGGTCATTGACCATAGCAAGACCGCCTGGGTGATAATCTGTACCATCTTTGTGCCCAAATAATCTTCCAACAGTATTCACGACACGATTGACCACTTCTGTAGCTGTGATGGTTGTATGCCAGCTAGTCGGCACAGATTGGATAGCTCCACTCGCAGAGTTCGCAGCGTTAATAGCACTACTAGCATCACCAGTCATGTACTTCATAGGGCTGTAAAGAGCGTTCCATTCATTCTGCTTATTAATGGCAGATTGCCCTGCATTTACCGCACTACCAGCATCACCGGTTTGTAGTTTGGTAGGGGATGGAGTTGCATTCCATTCAGTCTGTTTGTTGATAGCTGCTTGTCCTTGTTGGATTGCATTATCTGCGTTTGCTGTGATTAGTTTTTCAGGAACTTGATAGGCATTGACTGCCCCATAAGCCTCAATGGCTTGGTTCTTCCCAGCTTCAGCACCACTCGCATCCGCATTGATGTTGGTGTTTGTCTCCTTCGGAATGTTCAAGATGTCGTTCATTACCTGGGAGATGACTTTGCTGGAGTTGTCCGTAGCATCAATTGGGATGTTTGGGTTCATACCAACCAATGTATTCAATGCTTGCTGGATTTTAGTGACTTCACCAGTAGCTAAGTCTTTGGCAATAATCTCTTTCTGCTCAGGACTCAACTGATTCCATTTTTGCAAGGTCGAGATAGCAAGGTTTCCAGAGTTGAGGAAAGCCTCATTCTTCATCAGCAGTTCTTTGACTTCTACTGGGAGGGCGTTCCACTGGTCAAGTGCTTCCTTGTTATCAAGGATGGCTTGCATACCTTTGTGGCCGTCTAAAACGAGTTCTTTCTGTTCAAGGGTCAACTCGTTCCATTTACCAGTTTCAACCAAGGTCTCACCGATCAGCATCTTAGCATTCGTTTCAAGGTTGGCATTCTTCAAGATAAATTCAATTGAATTCCAGCCATTCTCAGCTTCCAATACCTTGGAAATTTCTTCCTTGGCATTCGTCTTAACTTCACCCTTTTTATCATCAAATACGAGTGAGTTCCAGACCATGTTAGCCTCAGCAGTTTCCTTACTCATGTTAGCCATGGACTTCGCAACGATCCCAGATGATGTCGTGACAGTATCGGCAGCAGAACGCATATACTCTTCGAATTGCTTCACATCAAGGCCTAGTGCGCCCATACGAGATTTAGCGCCTCCCAAAGCTTCTTTAGTCCAACGGCCGTTGTAATTATCGAGGAAGTTCTTTTCTAACTCAAAATATTTCTGTTGGTAAGCTTCTTTTCTGGCAAGATGTTCTGCTTCCAGCTCTTCTAACTTCTGATTACGTTCCTGAATTCCTTTTGCGGAGCCATCGTTTTTGTATGCATCTTTGATAGCTTGCTTGCGCTTTTCGTAGACCTTCTGTTCTTCCAGGATCCAGTCTGAGACCACTTTCAACGCATCTTGACGCTGAGTTTCATTCATGGATTTGACATCGCCATTCATAGCTTGCATAATAGCATGTTTCTTATCCTTAGAAATATTCAGCAAGTCCAATTCCTGGCTGATCATTTGGTTTTGGATGTTTGAGACGATAGCTTTCTCTTCAAGAGTCAGGTCTCTGTGCTGGTCCTTAGCATTTTGATAGATACGACCAACCTCTTCGGTCATATTCCGGACATTTACTTTAGTTTGTTCGAGTTGCTCTTCTTGGTTCTTACGAACTTCCTCACTCATACCAACTTCTTTAGCGAGAGCTTGCAACTTCTCTTTCTTCTCATCGATCAGCTTGTCAATCTCACTGTTGAGTTTTTCAAACGAAGCCTTGACATTATCGACATTTCCAGCAGTTGCTCCAAAATCAACGATAGCCTTGTTTGCTTCATCAACCTTGGATTTGAAACCGCTCAGTTGTTCATCTTGGACCTTGCTGACGGATGTTCCCCAGCGCTGTGTCCTATTCTCAGCTTCTGCCATCTGCTCAGCTATATAAGACAAGCCAACTAATGCAGCTCCACCAAGCAATATTCCCCACGTTGGTAAACTACCAAGTGTTGCGATACTTGATGATAATAACCCCGCACTCGTACTAGCTTCAGCAGTTGCAGCACCGACTCCGCTAATACTTGCAGATAAGGCTTTAAATCCACCAGCCACAGAGCCAGCGTCTTTAAATGTTTTGATAGCACCAGATACTTTGCCAATTCCACTAACAAGACTTCCGAAACCTTTAGTCAAGCCACCAATGATTCCAAGACCACCACCTAGCAATTTAAGAGCAGGCCCAGCGGCCGCTCCCATCAAGCCCCATTTGATAATGTTCTGTTGTTGCTCAGATGACATCTTACTGAACTTCTCGGCCATCTCAGACAGAGTTTTCAACCAAGGTTTAGCAGCATCCAGCCCGCTGTTCAGTGCTTTCAGTAATGGACCGCCAAACTCGATAGCGATATCCGTAATCTTGTTTTTAAAGATTTTTAACTGTGATTCAGTGGTTTCATACCGCTTACGAGCTTCTTCGGTCAGCGCACTGTTTTTCTTCCATGCACTGTTTGAGCGATTCACAGCATCTGTCATTGTGTCAGATGCTGATGCAAGGGATTTCAGCATATTTCCTTGCCGGATACCTGTCATTCCAAGTTCGTCAAGGATACCGTCCATGTTCTTGCCTTCGTCGCTGGCTTTTTGTAACCCTTTGATAAAGGATTGCAAGGCTTGCGCTGGCTTTTCTTTCCAAGCCTTAGTAAACTGCTCCGAGGTCATCCCAGCAGTTTGGGCAATCAGTTGTAACTTTTCAGTGGCACCCTTACCAACGCCAGAAACAGCCTTACCGATACTAGTAAGAGTTTGTGTCATGGCGGTACCACCAGCCTCAGCTTCGATGCCGACACTACTCATCGCAGTCGCAAGACCGAGGATTTCAGGAGTAGTCAATCCAGCAAGTTTTCCTCCAGCCGCCAAACGGTTTGTCATTTCGACAATATCACGCTCAGTTGTCGCAAAGTGGTTACCCAAATCAACAACCGCAGATCCAAAGTGACTGGACCATTCGCCCAGGTCATTTTTCGAGACCTTCATGATGTTTCCAATTTTGGCAATCGAGGAGGCAGCTTCTTCTGCACTCAAGTTGGTTGAAACACCAAGGTTCACCATTGTTTTAGAAAACTCTTTGATAGCTCCGACTGGTACACCTAATTGCCCGGCTGCTTCTGCGACATGTGCGATTTCAACCGCACTAGATGGCATTTCCTTGGCCATATTACGAATGCTTGCAGATAGCCTATCAAACTGTTGAGGTGTCCCATCAACCGTCTTTTTGACTCCGGCAAAGGCGCTTTCGTAGTCTATTGCAGCCTTGACAGCAAATCCAGCACTAGCGACAAGAGGAGCAGTGAGACCTTTTGTTAAAGTCCCGCCAAGGTCAGAAACTTTCCGGCCAAAATTTTGAATGTGATCTCCGCCTTTTTTGATACTCTGACCCAGAGCTTCCATTCGGCCGGAGAAACTATTTTCACGAGCAACAGCTTTTAGAGCTTGCTCGACTTTATACAATTGACCTTCCATTGCAGACAACTTAGCATTCTCACGCTCGATATCCGCAGCGGCTTTGTCATATTTGGCAGACCCAGGATCAAGTTTGTCAAATCCTTTCTTCATCTGATCGAGGACTTTTTTCTGTGCCTCAATCGCCTGACCAAGAGATTTGTACTTTGATTTCAATAAATCTGCATTATTTCCATGTGATTTTAAAGTGCTATCGAGTGCCTTAACGTTATTTTGGAAATATTTCACTGCATTCTTCGCACTTGTTAAGCTAGGATTGAACTTTGACACGTCCAGCCCTAGTTCGATATACATTTGTCCTAGTGGCGTTCCACCTGCCATTTTTCCTCCTTCGAAATAAAAAAGCCTTTAATAAGGCTTTACTTTATATCCCGTCAAATATGTCTGCTATATCTAGCGGAGTTTCGTCTTCCGGATCGCTACTTGTATCGACGATACCGATTAAGTCATCCCAGCTAATATCCATAACCTCATTGATACTCATGTTGTATGGACCATTAGAGACATTTTTGACAAATTCATAAAAATGCTTTAAAGCATCTTTGGGATCTATTGTTTCCCCTTTGGGTCCACATCACCTACCAGATGAGCGTAGATGTCCATAAATACTTCAATAATCTTGGCAAAGTCTGTGTGCTCCAGCAATTGTTCAACTGTGACATTTTCAAAAAGCGAAGCGATAAAGTTCAACTGTTGGTCCAACTTTTCTACTTCTGACTTTTCAGACGTGAGCGATTCATTGAGCACAAGATAGTCACGATAGTCACGAGTAGTAATTTCTTTGCTGGAGTATAGGACATCTTCGTCTTTCTCGTTCTTCATAGTAAATTTAATTTTAGCCATTTATTTTTCCCTTCTAAGTCAAAAAGCACCTTGCGGTGCCTTCTCTTATTAAGATAATAAAACAAAGGGGGCTAGATGCCCCCGTTTTATTTTAGCCGCCTGCTACGATACCAAGTTTAGTTTTAAGTTTTTGCACCTTAGTATCATCTTTACCAAAGTACATTGCTCCGTACTTGTCTTTTGAGTCTTCTGCAGTAGAAGCCCCAGCGGTAAAGGTTACGTTGGTAGTCGCAAGTTCATCTGCCTTGTCCTTGATCGTGTTCAAGTCGATGGCATCCATTGAGAGGTTCCCTTTGTAGAATCCGTAAAGGGCAAGCTCTCCGCTCGCTGTGCTTGATTCAAGCAAGATAGACACATCTGCTGATACAGTATCAGCACCAAATTCCAGGATATCATCAGTATCCGTGTATCCAAGTGCCTTAGCGTACAATGCAACTGGGATGTCCAAGAGTCCTAACTCAACCTTCAAGTCACCAACACCACGATTGTTTACGTGGTAAGCGATGTTACTACCAAATGTCTTGGTAGGATCATTTGCCAAACCAGTGATTTTAGCGGTTTGTGTAGCACCTTCTCCCTTTTTACCTTGAATAGTAAAGACGTTAGTGCCTTCTGTCGGTGTTCCACCGTCTAGGATGCGAACAGTTAAACTCTTAAAGCCGACTGTTGCTGGGCACTGCACCCCAATA